GAAGGCTTCAACTGGGTTGCGCTATCAAGCACATACAGAGGCTGGCAAAAACTTCTTTATCAATGGTGGCTTTGACATTTGGCAGCGTGGCACATCATCACTTGCTTTCCAAAATGCTGCATACACCGCTGACCGCTGGCAGGCAACTGCTCAGGGTGGTTCAACAGGTGTTGTAAGCCGACAAGTTACAGGTGACACAACCAATCTGCCATCAATTCAATATTGCGCGAGAGTGCAACGCAATAGCGGACAGACAAACTTAAACAACATTTCTTTTATCCAAAGTTTAGAGACAGTCAATTCAATTCCTCTTGCTGGTAAAACTGTCGTACTCAGTTTCTACGCAAGAGCAGGTGCTAACTTTTCAGCGGCTTCTTCAACTCTAAAAGTTGATTTAATCTCAGGAACAGGAACAGACCAAAACTGGTCAGCCTTTGCTTATACTGGTTCTGCTTATCCAATTTCTAGTACAGGAACTTTGACTACTACTTGGCAACGCTTTACCTTTACAGGAACAGTCGCTGCAACTGCTACTGAAATTTCAACACAGATTTATTACACGCCAACTGGTACTGCTGGGGCTAATGATTACTTTGAGGTTACTGGCGTTCAGTTGGAACTCGGTTCAGCAGCCTCTAATTTCAGTCGTACTGGCGGAACAATTCAAGGAGAATTAGCCGCTTGCCAGAGGTACTACCAAAGAATTACAGGAACAGCAAGCAATACTGCCTACATCTGTTCAGGTGTTGCAATTTCAACAACTCGCGTTTTCTTGAATTATGCAAGCCCAGTAACAATGAGAACTGCACCTTCTATTGCTCAATCGAGTGCATTACTGGGTAACGGAGTTATCAGTAATCAAAACATTACAACTATTGCTTACTACTCAAGCGGCAGTTTGCAACAGATTTCAATCGATGCAAATGTTGGTTCTGGTTTAACTACATCTGGAATCTTTGTATTGGCTTTACCTCAAAATGCTTATGTCGAATTAAGTGCGGAGTTATAAAATGAAATCAACTTACAAAGTAATTGAATTAGAGGATTACTCATACATTGAGCGAACAGATGCAGACGGCAAAGTCTGGTCAATTCCAATGAATGAAACAAACTCTGATTATCAACGCTATCTAAATCCTGAAGCGGAACAATCCACACCAAACCTGCCTGGAAATGCTGACAAGCTATAACGGGTATCCGGCCTCAAAGGACCAGGCCGAGATAAAGATCAAGGCGTATCAAATAAAGGGTACGTCGCTGAAGCTTAGGTGTGCCGAAAGTGTGGGTCCGCTTTTGGCCGCCTTCGCTGCAGATTTCCACGAGCTAATAGAACCGATCGATGAGGGAACCTTGGATGACTGGGGTTATGCCTTTCGAATGGTACGCGGTACCACTGACAAACTAAGCTGCCATTCATCCGGTACGGCGATCGATCTAAACGCAATCAAACACCCGTTAGGTAAGTTCGATACATTCCCGGCTGAAAAGGTGCCAATGATTCGGGCCTTGGCTAAAAAGTACGGCCTTAAATGGGGCGGCGATTTTAAGAGCCGTCCGGATGATATGCACTTCGAGGTCAATGTGACACCGGCCAAGGCTAAAGCCTTAATCGAGAGTTTAGGTTTATAGTTATCCAAAATCCTTAAGGGCACTAAGGAGCACGAAATGAAAGAACAAGCAATAGCCGCTGCAAAATCCTACGGTCGCGCTGCGCTCGCTAGCGTAGCTGCGCTGTATATGTCCGGGATATCAGATCCGAAGGTATTGGCTAACGCGTTCATCGCTGGGCTAATCGGGCCATTACTTAAAGCACTTCAACCTTCCGAAGGTCAGTTCGGGGTAAAGAAGTAATGGAACAAGTCCAGCTCGTAGTCGGTATAACTTTGGGGAGTTGTACCATTTTGGGGCTGGGGGCTGGACTTATCCGTCATTTTGTAAAGTATTACCTGTCCGAGCTAAAGCCTGACGGAAACGGCGGCCATAACCTACGCGGTCGGATTGACCATATGGAGGCCCGTCAGGAGCGTATGGACCAAAAGATCGACAAGATATATGAAATATTATTGGAGACACGCCTAGCCAGGTAATTGCCTTTTGTCAGTGGTAGGCCTCATACTGGTACAACAAACGCCGGGAGGGCTACTCGGTTTGGTAGCTGCTCGGCCTTAACAAAGGGCGAACAATGAACAGTATGGACCTATTAATAGGCCTTGCCGCTTGCGGTATTGGCTTTATGTTTATGGTGATCGGATATTCAATCGGTTACCGCCAGGGGCACGGCGAAGGGTTTATTCGCGGCCGGGCAATAGCACAGGCTCTGAAAGACAAGGAGCTAATCTAATGGGATTCTTAGACAATTACGAGGATGTAAATAGCAGGATTAAGCGCTTTCGATCCGAGCATCCGACCGGCAGATTGGTTGCCATTATCGAGGATATGGATTTAACCAAGGGCACAATTCTAATCCGGGCCGAGGCCTATCGTGAATACGAAGATCACGTACCGAGTGCCGTGGATTACGCATATGGCAACGTGGCCTCATTACCAAACAATATGAAACGCTGGCTGGTAGAGGATACTGTCACTTCCGCCTACGGCCGCGTGATTGGGCTATTGAGTCCTAGCGATGCCGGAAGGCCTACACGTCAGGATATGGAAAAGGTAGAGGTACTACCGGCTGATTCTGACCCGTGGAGCACCAAGGCTGCCATCGAGGACATTCCTACAATGGCCACAGCGATAACCGATATTGCATCAAACCTAGGCGGTCAATTAGTAGCTGAAGCGCCACAATGCTCGCACGGGCATATGATCTGGGCCGAGGGAACAGCCAAGACAACCGGGAAGCCCTGGGCTGCGTATAAGTGCACCGAAAAGAACCGGGCTAATCAATGTACCCCACGCTGGTACGTTTTAGCTTCTGACGGTAAGTGGAAGCCACAGGTATAAAATGGCTAAAGAGTTTACAGAGGCCGGGCTATTTGATTACATCAAGACACGCTACTTAGAGGACTTGGAAATGAGCAGCGATGCCTTCGAATATATCGATGCGACCAGCCAGGGCTATCGGTTAATCATCGAGCTAAAGTGCCGCCATACACACTATGACGAGCTAATCCTGGAAAAGGATAAGCACGAGTCACTCGTACAACAGGCGGACAAACTAGGCTTTACGCCGTTTTACATTAATTCAACGCCTAAAGGCATATATGCGTTCAACCTACGCAAAACAAAGGTGACCTGGACCACGCGAAAGCTGCCGGCCTCAACGTTTAACAAAACGATACCCGTTGATAAGACAGTCGCGTATTTACACATAGACGAGGCGGTAAAACTGTAATGGGAGAATTGACATTTATTAAGGACGGCTACGCAACCACGATCCACGATAACGGCGATATAACGATCGTAGCCGCGCAATACTGCGAACAATGTAAAAAATGGCAGACAGGCCTGGGCGGTTTCAATGTACGCGATGTATCCGGCGAGGTTGTAATGTGGCTTTGTGCAGATTGCAGGGCCTAGTGACTACATATAAGTACGAGTGCCGTAAATGCAAAAAGGTCACCGAACAGATCGAACGGATTATCACCGATAACTTGCCGCCTAACGTTAAAACCCTTCAATGTACTAAATGTGGGGTTATGGGCGTATGTTTAATGGAGGACCAATGACATTAAACGGAATCACAAAGAACGTGTACTCGGATGAATGGTATACAAGCCAGGAGACCGTGGATATCGCTATTGAGCTATTAGATCCGGAGCCTAATTCACTTATCCTGTGCCCGTTTGATTCGGCTAATAGCCTATTCGTAAAGACATTACAGGCGATGGAGCACACCGTCATATATGGGATTCAAGACTTTATAGATGGCCAGTTCCATATTGCCGATTACATTATTACGAATCCACCGTTTAGCATTAAAGACCGGATAATTCGCAAGGTTTACGAATACGGGTTAAAAAGCGTATTAGTGCTGCCAATCGATGCGCTTGGTGGGGTAAACCGGCACAACCTATACCGCGAATATGGCTATCCAAGCGTGTACGTGCCATCCAGGCGTATTGCGTACTATGACGAGGCAGGAGAGCTACGCAAGGGCTCAAACTTCCATTCGGTCATAATGACGTTCAACCAGGGCGATACCGAGATTATGTGGGGTAAATAATGAGCGAGACCCTAGATATGGAGTTTGGGTATAACCTGATAGATACGGGCTCATCAGACGATTATTACACACCAGCGCATATATTCGAGGCGTTAGGTATTGAGTTCGATTTAGACGTAGCCTCACCAGAAGGTGGTATTCCGTGGATTCCGGCAAAGCGGCACTATACGATCATAGATGACGGCCTGGCTTCGCCTTGGGAAGGTACGGTTTGGATGAATCCGCCGTACTCGTCACCGCGTAAATGGATAGAGAAGTTCATAGAACACGGCGATGGCATATGTCTAGTACCGACGTCTAAGGCCAACTGGTTTAAGCAGGCGTGGGATCAGGCCGATGGCGTTATGTGTATGGACCCGGCGCTCAAGTTCGTACGTGGTAATAGCTTCGCGCAGATTCAGTATCTGACCATTATGTTCGCGATGGGCGATCAATCAGTAGCTGCATTACAGCGTTCAGGGTTAGGTAGGGTGCGATGAATAAGTTATCCACAACCCCTAATAACCTGTGGACAACACGCCGGCAGCCCGTTAAAGTTATCCACATTATTGCGTTGTACTTGACCTATCCGGTACGCTCCATACGCGCTGGCGAGCCGCTGAGGCGTGTAGCTCGCAGGCGCTGTTTGGTGCTATTGGGTGCGCTGTGTGTATTAGGCACAACACCAGCAGAAGCTATAAACACACCTAAAGACATTAATAACTATAAATTGTATGCACACTTTAAAGTCATAGATTCAAAGGAATATCGCTGTTTAGAGCTGTTATGGAATCGTGAGTCAATGTGGAATCCACGTGCCGATAATCCTAAATCAACAGCCTTTGGTATTCCACAGATGCTTCGTATGAAGGAGCGCGATCCATATCGTCAGATAGATATTGGCCTTCGCTATATCAAACACAGACACGAGACAGCCTGTAATGCGTGGGCATATCATAGGAAGACTGGTCATTACTGATGGTACACGGTAGGCAGGACCCTAGATTAACCAGGAAATACAAGGCACAAAGGTTAGTCGTGCTCAACAGGGATGGCTGGACCTGTGCCTATTGTGGGCAAGATGCCACCACGGTAGACCATATCCAATCAATCAAACACGGTGGCGATCCAATCAGCCTTGAGAATATGATCGCTTGCTGCAAGCGCTGTAATTCACGCAAGGGTTCACGTTCACAGGGGGTTTTTTTAGCATCGCTGTCTACCCCCCCTGCCTTTCT